GGGGAGGCCTGAGGGCTCGCCGGGCAGTGAATACATGCAAAACCTTGCTCAGTACGGCATCGCCAGCATGCAGAGCGGCTACCCCACACATGCACTTGCGTATGGGATGCCTACGGCAGCTTCAGCATACCTTGCCCCTTACAGTGGGCAGCGTCCACAGTGGAACCCGGCTCAGGTGCCCGGGGCAGGCGGGAGGACAGTCTAATGGCAGTTATACCAAACCCCTATGACATCACAGGGCAAGGAAGTAATATGTTTGCTGGCACTGCGCAACAGCTGGGTGGTCAGCCAACTTTCAATCCTCTTCCTTCTCAGGGTGTAATCGACTTTTACAACAACAATCCTGTAGCAGGAATGGGACCTGAGGTGGTGCTAGGGCAAACACCTTCCCAGATCAGCGGCGTTCCACAGCCTACTTCGAACAACGTGACTGGGACGCAACAACCAGCTCCCACTGCTTTCCAACTGCCTCCACTGCCACAGACCACAACACAGCAGTTTAACTCGCCATCGGCACAGTGGCTTGGTGGAACGATGGCTCCTGCGTACAACATGGCTATGGGTGCTGCCCAGAACCAACAAAGTGTGCTGAACAATCCAGGTTTTAGCCAGTGGCTCTCACAGTTGCAGACGCCTGGGCAAGGTGGTCAGTACCTAGGGCAAATTGCACAGGGTGGAGGCAACCCTTTCAATGTCACACCGGCATGGGAAGCTATGATTGCTGCTCAGCAAAGGAACCTTGGGCAGAACTTCGCCAACCTCAACGAGGCTTTCAATGTGAGTGGAGGCCGCTTCTCATCACCTTTTGGGCAGGCAGCAGCTGATTACTGGGAGCAAGCAGGTCGGGACCAGAACAGCTTGCTGGCACAGATGAATCTGACGGCACATGAGGCCGCTCAGAACCGTCTGCTAGGTGCCTCCCAAGGATTGTTCAGTGGCGATCTTGCAACCCGTCAGAGTGCTTTCAACGCCCAGGTTGGTGCAGCTGAAAGTGCGTTGGGTAGACAGAGCCAGATGCAACAGTTGTTGGCCAGCGGCGCACTGAACAGTGGACAGTTCCTAGCCGGGCAGGACTTCAACAACTTCCTCAACTCCAGCAACCAATCTTTCAATGCGGCGCAGAATCAAGCGCAGATGGCCTATGGAGCAGGGAACGCTCTTCAGCAGGCAGGAGTCACTGGTGCCACAGGGCTGTACCAAGGTGTCTTGGGAGCCATGAATAACCTGTACAACACTGAGAATCAGGCAGCTACCAACCTCTTCGGAAGTCAGCAGCAGAGCCTTCAGAACCAAACCATAGCAGCGTTGCAGGCACAAGGGCTCAGCATACAACAGGCAACGACACTGGCACAACAACTTATGCAACAGAGCCAGCTTGGCTCACAACTAGGTGGGCAGCAGTACGGTGTCCAGCAGAACGAAATCGACCGAATGTACCAAGAGTGGCTCCGTACCCAACCCTACTACAACCCACTGTTGCCGTACATGTGGCAGGGAGCCACTGCAACGCAGCCTCAGGCATATCCTGGGTACACTCCCAACACAACAGGGCAGTCTATGAGCAGTATGATTCAGGCTCTAATGCAACTACTACCCTATCTTGGCATAAGGCCATAAGGAGACAACATGCCATTACCACTACCACCTCAGATTGGATACGCTGGGATGGGGGCTCAGCCTCAACCGCAGCATCCGCCTGTGGGCACGCTACCTTATCAGCAGAATGCGTTTGGCCAGATTGCAGCAGGCCTTGGCATGGCTGTCAAGGAGTGGAGAGCGCAGCAAGAGCTGGAGAAGCAAAAGGCCATGACTGATTTGCAGAATGCCTTGGCGTTCTCGCAGAACACAGGGATTGGGCAGGACCCTAAGAAGATCAAGAAGCTGATGGATAAGGCTGGGTTGCCAGTGGACTGGGAAGGGTTCAGTTCGCAGCAATACCAGCAGACGATGCAGCAGCAGGCTGGACAGCCCCAGGCAGCTCCACAGGGGGCACAGGGACTTCCGGCTATGCCACCAATGGCTGCGCAGCTTGGTGGGCCTGGGCAGGCACCTGTGTCAATGCAACCTCAGGGAATGCCTCCCTTTGCTGGAGCGGTGGCTGATGTGAGCACGCCACAGGCGATGCAAGGTGGCGGGATGGGTGAGTATATGAGGGCGACGGGGGCTAGTTTCCCGCCAGCTGCACCTCCACCACAAGGTGGACTAGAAGGCTTCCTCTCCCAGCTGGCAGCGGGAGCACGCACCAAGCAAGAGCAGGAACGGGCTGCACAGCAGATTGAGATGAGGAAGCAAAAGTTGATGGGAGCAGCTATTGGGGAGAATCCAAAGGAGAGACAGCAGGCCCTGACTATTCTGTATGCGACTGGGATGATGAAGGGGCCGGAAGGGTATGCTGCGCTCATCACAGCAGCGAGCGAAAAGTATGGACCAGAGCAAGCGGCCTCACGTGTAGCAGAGGTGTATCTTGATCAGGCAATGGGTGGACCGCAGGCTCGTGCTGCCAAGATGCAAGCTCAGGTAGAGCTGCTGAAGATGGACGCTGAGCTGAGACGGAAGGCCGCAGACATGGTTGTGCAATTTATGGATCGGATTCCAGGGGCACCACCAGAGGCAGTGGAAGCTAAGGTCATGGGGCTGTTGACAGGCGATATACAGATGGAACAGGCAGCGGACCAAGTATTGCGAAACCTTCCAACCAAGGCACTGCTTGAAGAAGGAAGGGCGCGGCGCAAGGAAGGTCGTGAGGACAAAGCACTGGAATTGGATGATGCTCGCTACCAAGAATTGGTGAGACATAACAAGAAGCTGGAGCAGAATGCGTCGGCTTCGCTTGGATTGCAAAGAGAGCAGATGACTCAGCAGCAGACACAGCATGAGCGGCAGATGCTCATGGAGTCTGCTCGCCTTCAGAATAGTGTCATCAGCGGCCTTCAGGGTGTGCTAGGGCAAGACGCAGAGATGTGGATGAAAGCGGCTACGGCAAAGGACGTTGATCCAGAAACCAAGAAGCTGGCACTCCAGCGCATTGCGGATGCAAAGAACAAGCTGGGTACTTTGGAGTATGTGGTACCTGACGGAAGTGGTGGAATGGTACGAAAGACTTTTCCAGTGTCGAGAATGACTGTGGAAGAGCTGAAGGACTGGTGGGACTTCCTACCATTTACTAGGACTGACTATAGGCTTAGGGGAGCAGAAGGCACCACAGTGAACTATGGGACTCAGCGCCAGGGCAGCAACCTTCCCACTCCTCAGATTAATCCACAAAGTGGTGGAATCGGTTCTCTTCTTCAAGGAATGACAAGGGGAACTCCAGTGCCTCGGCCTCCACTTCCGCCTACTATATAGAGGAGTCAGTATGCCTACAATAGCAGAACAGTGGCAAGCTTTCAGTCAGGGACTTCCAGCTGACATACCAGACACGGCCTACGACTCGGTGCGGGAGCAGTACTTCAGGTCTCGTGTTCTTCCAGTAGCCTATGCAGCTGGTGAAGGAGAGAGTGAGTCAAGGGAACGTTTTTGGAAGGTCAGTGAACGAGTTGGCAAGGCCAGCATGCCCAAGTTGCAGCAGATGGGAGCAGCTGCACTGGAAGCTTTCACGGCACCTATGCGCGGCCTTTCAGGCACTCCACGCGAGAAGGACTACTTTGCCTCCTTGCATGACGCTACCAAGACTGAATCTGGTAGGCAAGGTGTTAGTCAGGTAGTGCCAGAGATGGCTGGAGCTGTGGCTGGGACGTTGCCGTACTTCTTGCCAGTGGCACGTGGTGCAAAAGCACTGGCGGGGCTTGTGGGTGGCAGTGAAGCACTGGCAGTAGCACAGGCTAACAGGGCATTGCAGACGACGCTGGGAGCGGCTGCGGCTGGAGCGTATGAGACGGCCAAGCATGCAGATCAGGGCCGCGAGGTGGCTCTGCATGAAGGGTTGAAGGGGCTTGCAATGGGCGCTGCTTTCGTAGGCGCTCTGGAGTACATGGGACCGATGTGGCGTGCCTTACGCGCCTCTTCGAGAGTTGGCCTCACTGTGCAAGAAGCCAAGTCTGTAGAGGCAATGGTAAAGGGCCTTGCGGATGAGGCACAGACAGAGCTAGCAACAGCTGCGCTGGCAAAGGAACCACAACTGATTCCTGAAATACAGAAGGTCGTGCAGGCCGAAGTGGAAGGCGCGAGGCAGGCCGGGTTGCCTAAGATGTCACCGAAGGTGACACCTGCTGAGAAACCAGTGGAGCCTTCTGCCAACATGTCCGGCAGAGGGCTTTCGGTGGTGATGCAAACTCCTGGCGGCGGTGAGTTCACAATTGCCAACACCCCTTCAGTAGAGCAGGCAGCAATAGCAGTAAAAGCACAGTTGGCTCGTGGTGCTACAGTAGTGAAGCAGTCAGGCTCTGAAGAGCAACTGCACCAGTTGATGAAGCAGGTGGAAGGAATGGTGCCTGAGGAGGTGCCAGTGGTGGAGGTGAAGCCTACCTTACCCAAATGGACACCTCCCATTCTTAGTGGCACGCCTGTTGCAGAGATGTCGGCAGAAGCGCATCTTGCTGCATTGGTTGAGAGTGGATTGAAAAAGGGGCAGAAGACTGCCCTAGCAAAAGAAGTAGAAGGAATGTCGTTGGACGATGTGCTGGAAGTTGGCCCAAAGCAGCCTATTCCAAAGAAGCCAGTGAGTCAGATGCCAGAGGTGCCAGTGCCTGAGGCACCACCTAGCGTCCCGCCTAAGTGGGTAATACCTGAGGCGTTGCCTGAGCCTGGCAACTATTTGCATCCACATGAACAGATGCTACCACCGGCGGTGCAACGTTCGATACTGGAGAACCGCCTAAAGAATCGCCTTCAGCGTGCTAGGACTGTGACCAAGCAACTGGAAGCAGACAACACTTTCGAGCCTGAAGCAGAGGCACTGGTGCAGGAAGTAGAAGGCATACAGAAGCAGCTGGCGCGTATGGAAGAAGCATGGGCAGCGAAGAGGACTGCTCCTCAACCTGTAGATGATGTAGCTGAGAAGCTGGCTGCATCGTTACGTGCACTAGGAAAGGAGCCACCACCAGTTGTCGAACCGCCATCACTAAAGCCAGTGGAAGAACTATCCATCTCTGAACTGGACGACGCTATATCCCAACTCAAAGGTGACGATGCTACCTTACTCGAAACACTCTTCGGCAGGGAAGGAGCTAAGGCGTACAATCGCCTCCAGCGCATTGCCAACAGTAGCACGCGCTCAGACAAAGAAGTTGGCGCTGCCACTGACGAACTGGCAAAGATGGAAGAAGCACTGACAGAAGTACAACGCAATCGGCTCTTCGGTATTGGTGATACTGGATATAACTTGGAACAGTTGCAAGAAATTAGGCAAGGTATTGGACAGCTTGACGCGACATCTCCAGAGACACTTGGTGAATCGCTGAAGTGGGCTGTGTCTAAGTTTGACCCAGCCAACCCAAAGTCCGATCTTGCTGTGTATGCACAACTCCGTGCCGCTCACCAACTTGCAGCAGAGCGTGGATGGAGTACTGCTGAGGTGATGGCTCACGCATATAAAGGAGTGGCTGGTAGATTTAGAGACATGGATGACGCAGCGTTCATGTTGGAGAAATTTAAGAAGCCAGCGACGGCACCAGTTGCGAATGATGCGAGTGTTCCTGGGTTGACTGGACGACCGCCTAGCGGCTCCAAGTTCGACATTGGCGACGTGTCTCCTAGTCAGCGGCTCCAACAACGTCCAGGAGGTGGCGTCCTCGACACTATGACCGGTAAGCACTACGGCTCCATGATAGAAGCACTTGAGCAAACTGGCAACGAAGTGCTAAAAACTGGCCCTTTGGGAATACGCAAAGTGACAGACGTGCCAGAGGGCTTCGCTGGCATGTACGATCCACTGACGAAGACAACCACCTATTACAAGCCCCTCGTGAACAAGAGCGTGGTGTTCCACGAGCAGACACACGCGATGTTCGACCAGACTGGGCTGCTGCCTACTGTAGAAACTGTGGGAGGGCAGCCGATGGCCAAGAAGCTCCTTGGGGCCTACACACCAGCAGTACGTGACTTCTACACACAGAGTGGGACGGCTGGTGAAGAAGTGCTAACGAAGGTGATGGAGGCCATTAGGACCAAGAATACTGTGTGGTTGGAGAGGTTTGGCAGGGCGGATGATGGTGTGGACAATGTGGTGAAGTGGGCTACGGAGCAGGCTGATGGAGTGCTTGGGCAGCTGGACTTTGTGGCTGATTCAGTGGCTGCACGCCGTCTTCAAGCAAGGATGGTTGACTTGAAGCTAAGGGGCAAGAGCTTGGTGGAGATGGATGCGCAGTTGAGCCGGTTTGGTGGAGAGGTGCAGCAGACAGGGAAGGGCTGGCAGGTTAGCACACCAACCATGAGACGGACCTTTGATACATGGGATAGTGTGGTGAACTTTGTGCAGAAGACCTTTGGGGAGCCACTACATGCACCTGAGCTAGTTGACACTAGCCTGTTGCCGGGGATTGCGTAGAAGTGTAGGCAATATGCTACCGCCGTCGAAGGTGCCACGCTTCTCGATACCTGAGACGCCTGCTCAGCCCGCCAAGACACAGGGAGGCTTCTTGGGGGCACTGCTTCGCCCTAAGGAGCAGTGGATAGCCAGCTTTGCACTGAAGAACAAAATGCCCGAGTTGTATGATGCGTACCGTGCTGTGAAGGAAGGTGGCCCTGCCCTGTCCAATGAGTTCTTTGACAGGATGGCAAAGCTGAGGGTGGCCTTTGGCGATGGCTTGAAGGACGTGGAGCTGCGAAGGAAGCTGGCTGAGTACCGGCAGGCAGGCCGCACCACAGAGGCAGCTGAGAAGCTTGGGCTAAGGCCACAGGACGTTGCACTGGAGAAGAAACTTCATGCTGAGTTTGTGGAGCCACTGTCTGCTGAGCTGGGGGTGGACCTGACGAAGTTCGAGAGCACGTTCCTGCCACGGCTGCGTGCCTCACAAGGCAACATGGGAGCCAGCGAGCTGACCGAAGGTCTGACGCCTAAGGAAGCGACCTTCTTCAAGAAGATGGGCACACATAACAAGGGGCAGGACTTTCTTCGCAACCTTCAGATGTATGCTAGGGAGAGTAGCACTCAGAAGGGTCTTTCGGCACTGAACAGACTGGAAGATCTTATTAACCAAGGGCGCATCGGTGACCATTCTACCCTGAACATGTTGCAGCGTTACGTCGATCACATGCGGGGAATACCGGATGAGTCGTATGGGGTGGTGCGTAGTTTCTTGGATGACGTAGTTGGGAAGCTACGGGCAGGGGTAGAACAGGCCAACAAGCACCTGCCACCTGGGAAGCAACTGGATTGGTTCTCTGACACTGACTCCCTTGACCTTCTGAACAAGTACATGATACTAAACTATGCCAGCTCGATGGCCCGCCCCATGTCGTGGATTAGAGATGGGTCGCAGCTGTTCATGACTACCTTGCCCATACTAGGGTTTAAGTATACCATTCATGGGTTGCGCACCGTGATAGGTGCGGCGAAGGACAAGTCCGCAAGTGAGGTGTGGCAAATTGCAAGGCAGTACGGTGCAGTGTACGAACACAATCCACTGGCTGACATCCTCAGTGGAACGCAGCATATGAGTGGGACGCAAGGCCCGGTGATGAGAGTGGCGCATGCGGCACTGAAGCCGATGGAGTGGGTTAATAATGTGAACAGGTTGGCCAGCTTCTGGGGGCATGCCAAGAAGGCACAGGATGCCTTTGCACAGTTTGGTGACAATGCAGAGGCTGCTGTGACTGAGGCTGGTGGAGGGTGGCTGCCTGAATTGTCCAGGCTGCGGTACGTAGGCAAGTATAGGGGAGCGGGGACGCCAGAGGCTAGGCAGGAGGTGGCGTACCAGATGGCCAAGGACCTTACGGATTTGAGCCAATGGTCGTACTCGAAGGGGGAGACGCCTGGGTTGTATCAGTATACGATGGGAAGGCTGTTTGGGATGTATGGGACGTGGCCACTGAACTATATAGAGTATGCACGGATGTTAGGGACTAGGGTGAAGCAGGAACCGCAGGCGCTGGCCCGATTGGTCGGAGTTCATTACGCGATCCTGGCGGCGGGCCAAGGCGTTGGGATAGATACAGCTTCTTGGGTGTTTACGGGTCCGGCTGGATTTGGTGAGAGCCCACTAGCCAAGGCCGTTACCTCAGCACCTACGGCTGCCTTTGATTGGGAATCGCGACGTGGGGCTGAGGCTCGGGGGCAGCTCGGACGAGCCATCTTTCCCATGAGCATTCCAGGAGGCATGCAAATGGAAGCCCTCCTCAGGGCCATCAAAGAGGACGACGGCGACAACGCCTTCAAACTGATGTGGGGCTTCACGCCTATGAAGCCTGGAGAGTCCGACAGAGGCATACACAACTTAGTACCAGAAGGGAGGTGATACGATGAGCAAGTACAGACACACAGAAGAGCCCGCTCAGAAGCCAGTCGCCAATGCGGTGACCAAGCCGGGAGCAGGCTCCGTTTCTCCTATCAAGAATGCTGGTGCGTACCAGCCTAACAAAACTTCAGGTGAAGTACGTAACACTGTTACGAAGTGCGAACGCTACTAGGCCAAGGCAACGAGGGGGAGGTCTGTTGGCCTCCCTTCCTGCGTCGTCGCCCGCTTTATCACCACCCACTGCTCTTCGTACACCGTTCCTACGGAGCCTGGACGGGACACCTTCAACAGTTCTTCAACCAGCCGTATCGCTTCCTTCTTTGATGGCGTGAACACCTGCCGCTGCCTCTCAGCTCCTTCAGTCTCTACCACTACTCTGAACTTCGGCACTTTCTTCTCCTTCAGGTTCAATTTGTTTCTGTCTCTCCCAAGCTGTCGCTGTGCACAGCCGTGTGTCAGGGCTGTGTATGGGGTGGTACCAGCGGTAGTAGAGAGCCTCATCGGACTCTTTCCATCCCTTGGCAATGAGCTTGGGGCTAAGGCTGATCATCGTCCAGCTCGACCTCTGCACCTTCGAGAACGCACATCACCTCAGCCATGTCCATGATACGGAAATCTTCGTTGGCCACTGAGAAGTCACTGCCAGCATGCTTGGAGAACATGACGCAGTTGCCTTCGCGAAGTATGACTTCGCCGTTTGGCATGCGTACTTCAGCGGTGTTGCCAAGGCCGATGACGTACCCGCATGACGGGAGGGGGGTGTTTTCTTCCTTCACTGTTTCTGGCATGTGCAAGCCTCCCCGCTTGCCTTGCTTCGCCAACTCCTCCAACCGATCCATCTCCGTGTAAGGCTTAATCGTCTTGACTAGGACCCTGTTGCCAAGAACCCTCCCTATGCGAACTCCCTCCATCAACATCTTCAACCTCTGCAACTGAGGCTTGCGCTTCTGCAAGTCCTTCTGTAGGTCTTCTGCTGTCACTTTCATTTTCCTTTCTGTAGCGCTCCCGCGCACGGGAGACGGTTGTAACGTGAACGTTGTGCCGCTTAGCTACTTCCATGGCTGTGCCGTCGAAGAGTTGGGCGGCTGTGAGGGTGAGTTTGGTGGGCTGGATGCGAGGGCCACCTTGTGAGCGAGGAACTACGCCTGCATCTAGGCAACGCTGGCGGGCCACAAACTTGGTACAGCCCACAGCCTTGGCAATCTGTGAGAACGAGAACCCAATTTCGGTGTACAGTGAGTTGAACATGTGATGTTCGCTGAGGAAGCCAAGGGTGTGGGCTACGTGTGTGTAGTCGTTAGGTTCTCTCATTCTATCTCCTTCATCAAAGTGTAGGAGCGGTTGACTCCTGGGTTGACACGAAGCGTCCCGGCTTCCCGCAGCATCTCCACGATGCCTTTGAATCGGACTGCATTCATTCGTTGACTTGCTCTCTTCACTGCGCTGGTGTGATCCATTGTGCCTCCGCTACGCCTGAGCATGCTGACTATGTAGTCGAGGTCGGCTGTGATGTTGCCGCCTTCAAGCGCTTTGGCGAGGGTGGGGAGATTCCTGGAGAGGTGCTCCTGAAGGCGAATGCCAAATACTAGGCAAGCTTCACAGACTTGCTCGAAGCCATGCTCCACGAGGTGAGTGATAAGGGCTAGCTTGAGGACGTGTGTCTGCCTCCTTTGCTGGAGAGCAGTGATGCGCTCGTCAGCCCGCAGGGTGTCAGTCCACACCCGGTTGTACCATGTATCGTGGAGAGCTTGGGCTGGCGGGCTCAGCGGCAGGCATCCTTGGTAAGTGCCAAGGCGTTTCATGGTGTCAATGATGTGAGTGCGGGCGCTGGATTCGCCGAAGGAAGGCCATGAGATACACTTGCGGGGCCACTCTTCCTGTACCAGGATCATCCTGTTTAGGAAGCCCTCGTTCAGCACACTTTGGGCCGCGCTGTCTCGCAGTAGGCTGAGGGTGCTGCCACCCAAGAATGAGACACAAGGATTCTCTATTAGTATGTACGACTCCCCTGTTCGCTTCTTGAAGTCAAACGACTTGTCATCCATGGCTCGCATCAGTAGCAGTGGGAGATCCTCTTTGAACGATTGCTTGCCCATGCTAAACGAGAACTCAGGCATGCTGATGAACTGGTGGCTGCACTGCACAAGGGAGTCTGCAAGGCCGCTGGCCGTTGGCGACTCAGGGGCCACTGGGCACAAGCCTGCATCCGCTACATAGTCACGCGCCTCATTCACCACAGTACTCTTCTTCAGCATGCCGGTGCGACCTATGAGAAAGATACTGAGATTGGTATACAAACCCCTTCCAAATGGCAGGAATACCCTACGCCCACAGGCCGACCCATAAGCGGCCAGCGCACTACTCAGTATGTACGACGAAGGAGCCTCGCAGTTGTGCATATTGGTCATGTAGGCTTCTATGGCCCCACCCTTAGGAATCAGCGACCACAGCTTGGCTTCATCGTCCTGTCCAGGTAACACACCTGCTTCTTCTGACTCTGCCACTTTGCCCTGCATGCGCAGAACGACTTGGGCTTCGGTCATGTCATAGGTGAGGCAGGTGGCACCTAGGAGGCGGCTGCGCAGTTCAGGGTAGCCTGGCGGAAAGTCCCTCAGCCAGTTCAACAAAGTCTGAAACAAGCCTGGGTTGACACGTTGCCCCTCCTTGTGCGCCTTCAAGTGTATCAACAGAATGCGGACATGCTCCTCCAATGTCTCTGTGTTGAACTTGCGTGGAGCGGTTGCGCTTCCAGTGCTCATAGTCCTCCGGCTTTCCTTTCGGTCCCCAGTCCCACATCTTCGAAACCTCGGCCTCATGTTGTAAGACTAGGCCATTGAGCCACGTGATGGGCTTGCTCAGGGCAGGTACCACAATGTCTTCGTAGACTTCTTCGATGTCCTGGTCAGTGCAGTTGAGAGAGATGGCATCGTGTACGCTGAGGATGATCCTGTTTCCCTTCTCTCGCAACCCCCTACGTCTCAACTCGCTGTTGATAGTGAGCATGGCGTCCATGATAATGAAGGCTTCGGGGGACTGGGCACGACTGTTAATGGCGTCGCTGACCTTGCCGTTGGGAAACCATGTGATGGCACCATTAGGGAGGCGCATCATTCCGTGTTGCTTCACTTTGTATTCGATGGAAGACCACGAGTTGCGAAGTTGGGGGTTGCACTGATCCATAAACCACTTTTGTAGCCGTTGGCCTTCGCTGAGGGGCCAGCCCTGCTGGGCTGCCACTGCCCCCGCTGAGCGCTTGAACAGGAAGCCCAGTGGCACTGACTTAGCCATACGCAGCTTATTGTCACTGACTGTCTTCAGCTTACGTGCCTTCGTAAGTGGCATGCCTTCAGTCCAGCCGGTACGGTCAAAGAAAGGCTCGTGCCACAGGTGCTCGTACACTGCACCATGGATATAGTGACCCCTGCCGTAGGACTGGACGAAGAAGGGAATGTCGTAGAGGAAGCCGTAGATGGCCAGCTGTGCTGAAGAAAGGTCGCAAGACAAGATCCAGTGGCCTGGGTGGTCAGGGATGACAATGCTGCGTAGGGAGCCGATCTTGGCAGGGCGCTCCAGGCCAAGTGGATCGGGGGCGTCACCATCAGGGTTCTTGGCCCCGCCCCAGTTCGTCACACAACTTTTATTCCAGTTCTGTACGTTGGGCTTGCTGCTCAGCCGGTAGAATTGCTGGCCGTGGGCCTTGAAGTAGGGATGGATCTTGCCATCTGGGCTGATTCGTTGGAGCACTTCCAGCTTGCCCTCCTCGAAGTTGATGTAGTTGAGAAGGGTCATGAAGCGGCTGGCTTCTTCGTACTTGGGCTGTTCCTTCTTGGGACGAGATTCTATCCACCTCTGCAAGGTGTCGCGGGCATCTTGGTCCGTCGTCACGCTGCGAACGTACTCTCCATCCTTGTACTTCTCGTTGTATTGAGTGGGCAGGCCCCACTTGTCGTAGAAGAGTTCCTTGCACTGCTTAGGGCTGTTGAGATTGAAGTTCGGGCCTACGATGGCAGTGGAGAGAACCTTGGCATACTCAATACGCCACTTGGCAAACTCGCCTATGACAATGGCTTTGCCTAGGTCTATGGTCATGCCCTCACGCCTTATCTCTTCGTTCAGCCTGAGGATGCCCATGCCATAGTGCTCGAACAGCTCGGTGAGTTGCCACATTTCTAGGCGACGTTCCATCTCTATGCCCGCTTGGGTAGTGGCCATCACATCGTAAGCGTTGTACAAGCGTCTGTCGCACTTTTCCAAGGAGCGGTCGTAGTATGGGAGGTTGGTGTAGCACGACAAGACGCCCGGCTTCAGTTTGTGGCTGACATGTGACCGTAGGTACTGCGAGGCAATCATGGTGTCGAAGTATCGGTTGTGTTTGTCTTCCCAGCCTGGGTCATCGTCGTAGAGTGTGAAGAGGCCGGGGAAGCGGCGCTCCCAGTGGTATCCTTCGTACATGCGATTGTGCTCGTAGCGGGTGATCGAAGAATCTCGTAAAAGATCAACAAGTAGACCAAGTTGACTAGGGTTACATACCAACGCTGAGACCCCGTCAGCACTAAGACCGCACATATCAACCACGTAATCGCCACCAATGTAGTCGTCTTCTTCCCCCACGTCATGCTGGGCCGTCTCGAAGTCGTCGCTGAAGTGCTTGGTTTCTGTGCGGATGTAGGTTGCATAGTCTCGTACCTCGTCGTCCGTTGGAAACAGGTTGATGGATGGTGTGGGTAGTTTCTTGCCTGCAAGTTGTCCCGCCTTTCGCAAGTCATCTTGGCACGCCAGCTTGTAGTCAGGGAAGCGCATGATGGCAGCGGGGTGGATGGTACCTATCCACTTCTTGCCATCTCGCACCTCTACGCAGCCCCGCCTCGTGTTTATGTTGGTAGGAGGCTTGTAGAAGATGCCGTGTTGCTCGTTCAGTGTGCTGTAGGAGCCGATGTTCTCGCGGAAGGCCAAGGCCCCGCTCAGGAGAATGGTGTCAGCCTTGCACTTTGCCAGCTCAGCAGTGAGGATGGGTTTGCAGTGTGCCACTTCTTCTGGTGTGGGTGTCCTGTTACCAGGTGTAAGACACTTTACCTGATTGGTAACGTACACGTTGTGACGCTTGATGTTGGCTTCGTAGAGCTGGCGGTTGAAGACACTGCCAGAGGGGCCGACGAAGGGCTGGCCGCTGGCTACCTCTTGTTGGCCGGGGTTCTGGCCGATGTAGATGATGGAGGCAGAGTCGCGAGAGCCTTGCCCCCATACTGGGCCGGGGGCATCAGCTAGTGGACATCCTTGACAGTGTGGCAATTTTCCAGGTTTCACTTTACCGTCCTACGTGGATGTGTGGCAGTCGTCTGTACCCCAAAAACACTCCCAGCAACCACAGTACCACTGCCACTACCACGACAATGTTGAGTAGTAGGATACCTATGACTATGAGAGTGATCACGAGTGTGATTAGGTCCATTTAGTTTCCTTCTTTTTCGGCAGCTTCGTAATTCATAAGCTTTACTCCTGTTCGACTTGAGCTACGCGCTGTGCCATCGCTTGTCCATCTGCGAATAGTAAGTGGATTAGGTCAATTGCAGCGTGGCTTGGACACTTGGCTAGGTAGGTCCACAGTATCTGGATGTCTGGTGGCATCTCAGCAAGGGTACGCCCGCCACCCTTTTGGGCTTCGTAGATGGCAAAGAGTTCAGTGGCTGTCATTGTTGTGCCTCCTACTCGGCTTGCTTTAATTTGTCTTTCACGTTGAGCATAGGGAAGCCGCAAATATCAAGCGGATAGTTAGATATTTCCCGCCAAACCTCAGCCCGCACCCGCTTATCGTGCTCAGCAAGTGCCCCGCCGTGTTTGCTGAGTACTCTCTGTGCGAATCGACATTCAGCACATTCACAATTAGGTGTAAAGGCCATAGTGCCTTTTAACGCAGCCTCCAACGCAGCGCGGTGCTTGAATTGTGGGTGTTCTCTGCACAGAGCACTATGAATCTTCAACTCCTCAAGAGTTCCCGCGAACTCACAAAACAGGCATCTAACAGCGTCTACAATCCACAACATTTCTTGTCTCCTTTGATTTCACTAGCGCTCGCTGTCGTTACTCAGCAACGCAAGCGTCTCAGCTATACGCACAAGGCCGAATGTGAGCATGGTAGTACAGTACAAGAAGGTAGAAGAGAGTAAGTGGCCATCGTGTGATGCTACCTGTTCCTTACCCAATTCACGTGCTTGCGTTTCCATTACACGTAGTAACGTTTCAGATGTCAAGGTGTCAACCTCCTTCCCACTCCCCACACCAACCAGAGAATGAACCCAGCAAAGATACAGAAAGTCATCGCTTGCCTCCCTTGTGGCCGTTGCGCCGCATCTTGTACGAGTGGCGCATGTTAGTGCTTTGAGAGCACAGTTCGAGGTTGAGGTAGTGGCCGTTGGCCCGGTTCAGGTCCTTGTGATTGACCTGCTGGCCACGACGGGGCCACCTTCCGTTGATGTAGATCCACAAGGCGACGTGCTCCATGACGTGGAAACGGTGCCCACCGTGCTGAAAGGTGATGCGGAAGTAACCGTTGCGGTTGGGCTTGGCCAGTAGTTCGCCTGTTTCCTTGCTAAAAGCTTTGCCTCTATGGTCGAAGCCCACTAGGTTGCGCTCGACTCTGAGGATGAAGGAGGCGTAGGCGGCGATGGAGCGGAGGGTCACTGGCCTGCCTCCGACTCCTTCCACTCTATCCACATTTGGGTGACGCAGAACCATGCGACTTTGGCGAGGCAGTCTTCGGCGGGCTTGGGGCCACGCCCCCGCCTCCACTCTGTGTAAGCTAGAAGGTGGTCTAGGGCGTGGTTGGCCCGCTCCAACTGGTACTCATCATCCTTGACTCCGTTGCACCAGTTGTCTTTGCCATACTTTGGACGACCTTCGGCGAAGATGTCAGCGATGCGCTGGAGGGCAACGTGGGGGATGTCGGTGAGGTCGCGGGGGAGCCGGTTTGTCTTGGCCGGGGCGTCGTTGGCTTCTACGTCGTAGACCTTTCCTGGATATGGATGTTTGTCCTTTGCTATTTCGGATTGGGTCCATGTCTTAGTCTTATGTTCGGCCATGCTACTCCTCCGTGCCGATGAGATTGTCGCACTGACTGACGATGATACGTGCCAGTTGGCGAATGGTTTGAAGTGCGGAGGCTTCTATGGTTTCGCCGCACAGTTGCCATCCGATGGTCTGGAGGCTCTGGAGGACGACGCCTGTGTTGTTGCGTCTGAAATCTTCGACGGCTTGGCGCTGGTCGATGGTGGCTATGGTGTCTTGGGGCATGTTGGTCTCTTCCTTTTAGGTTGGGTTGGGGAGGTCGGCAGTCCCTCCCCCAATGGTTTGTTGCAGCAGGCTAGTGCTGAGTGAAGATGGGCTCCACAGCCGTGATCTTGTTCTGTTTTTCACCGGTGTCACGGTAGGTGCCGTCCACCTTGGTCTTCTTGGCGGTAAGGATTAGGGTGAGGCGAGCCTCAGGGTTGGTGTTGAAGAAGTCGGCGACGTTGGTGCCTCGCCAACCTAGCTTGGCAGTGATCTTCTTCAGCTCCTGAAGCCGTTGGATGTAGTACGCCTTGGCTTTCTTGTCGCCTGCCTTCACCAAGGCCGTCAGGTTTTGGTCCACGAAATCGACGTACTGCACGACGGCGTAGCCGACGTAGGGTTCTTCCTGACAGACCCAGCGCAACATGAACTGTGGCTGTTGGCCAAAGGGCTGCTCTACAGTAGCGTTGTCGCGTACCCTCTCCAAGGTGGCCATCCAGAAGTCTAGCCTAAAATGGCGCTTGCCAGCTGGGATGACGGCACCTGCCTCGGGCACCTTCTCAAACAGGTCCTCGTCAATGGTAGTGTCGATTTCGGCGGCTGGTTCACCCTCAGGTGCCGTTGGAACCTCGGGCAGCTCTCCAAACGAGGGAGGTGCTTCGAGTGGAGGAGGTGGAGCTTCTGGTACTGGCAGAGCATTCAATTCTTCATTTGTCATTGTGGTATATTGCCTTTCTTGTCTGTAGTGGTGGTTTCTTGTGCTTGCGCACGAAGCTTGTTACTGATTTGGAGGAGGGCGTTCGAGAGGGCCGTCTCCAAAAGCATGTCGATGTTGTCACCCACGAGGGTGATGGGGCGGCTGTGTGTGAAGTCTCCTGCGGTAAGGGTGATGACACCATCGAAGCTATGGCGTAGGCGTTCACCAGCAATGGTGAGGAGCGTTTTCACGCTGGCTCCTTTCGTGCTAGCCACGCATCGTAGATGGCTTTGGCTGCGTCCATCCCGCCGTACACATCGGCGATGATGCGACGGCAGTCGGGAAGGTGGTAGCCGGGGGTGGGGTTTCCTGCTGCATCCACTGGCCTGACTCGGCCAGTACGCTCCTTCACTTCCCAGTAGGCTCCGCTTCCCTTGCTGATTAGCTCGGGCTTGCTGACCCATATCACTGTTTCACCTAAGAATCGGCTCCTGAGCTGCACATCGAAGACATGTTGGAGAACAGAGACAATCTTGCCGGGTACGTTAGGTGCACCTTTCACACTGAAGGGCTCCTGCTTCACTTTCACACTGAAGGGCTCCTGCTTCGGTCCGCCTGCTCGTGGGTCTTCCACATAGTCCTTGTCAATTTGCTCTGAGCATGTGGCATAGATGAAGATACCACTGTCGCGAAGGGCTCTGAGGTTTCGCAGGATGATGCCTACGCGCTCCTGGGCCGGTGCCCACTTCCCTGTCTCTTGCATTGTCTTCTCCAGGTTCTCTTCTCCTGGCCCCTTGCTGTAGGTCTGCGTCTCAATGGCCAATTCATGGACCGAATCCACCACCACACTGTTGTACCCCATGGCCTTGATGTTCGAGATGTCGCGCATCAGGATGTTGTAGTGTGAGTGCTCCTGCGTGTTGTAGGAGATGATGTCGATGAATGGGTAGGGTGGAAAGCGTACCTTTGCCTGACGGTCAAGTGTCAACAGCTTGAAGGCTAGCTCACGCTCCTCCTTGTCGATGGTAACCCACTGGCCTTCGGCTTTGCGCGTCCTGCGCAACCACATGGTCAGTGGGCAATCGCCCCCCTCGAAGTCCAGCACCAGGACAGGTGGTGGAAGAGTGTGGGCGGCAAGGGTCTTCCACGTAGTGGGACCGCCGTAGATTAGCATGCCTAGGGCACGACGGTTGTATGCTCGAAGGAGGTCTTGTGGTATCAAGTGGCCTCCATGGTGCGGCTAGTTTGTAGTGTCATAGCTCTTCTAGACAGTGACGCCTAGTTCCTCCATCATCCCCTGCAATACCACCAGTGGCGTGTCATCCAGGCACGACTCGCTGTACTCACACATGCGATTGTAGGCTACGCAGGTGGTGCGGGTGTTGGAGAGGGGAAAGCGGCCTTCCACGACGGCCCGTTCCCACTCGTGGCACGTCTCCAGTAAGTCCTGCTCGATAGCGGCAAGCTGGGCGGGGGTACGCAGAAAGATCTCGTGGCTGTACTTCAGGTAGTCCTTCTCAGACTGGTGCTCGGTGTTCTTCCGGCGGCTGTTCCACTGGGCCACCTGCCTTTGTGAAGGCTTGAAAAGGGCGTCCACGATCATGCCGTTCACGGGAAGGCCAAGAGTCTTGTTGATGGCGTAGAGGTAGACGGTAGGTTGCAAGTCGAGGCGGAACTGGGACCAGAATTGCTCACCGCCAATGGCCGTTGTCTTGTGCTCCATGAGCCACAGCTCGCGGTTCCACCTGCACACGGCGTCGGTGGTACCGATGAGGTGGTGTGGCTGCCAACAGGGGCAGTTGAGGTCTGAAGTGAGGTGTGGGCTGTACACTCTCTTTTCCAAGATGGCAGTGGGAGAAGGTCCGCCGATGGCCCTCCGCACGTGGTTGCGAAAGTCCTCTGGTGTCGTCTCAAGGTTCCACTTTTCAACCCACTTTCCATCGACTAGCTCTGCCCAGTGCTGCATGATGCAGTTGTGTTGGCTGCCGGGGAGAGCGATGTCGAATTGGCACTCAGGCTGGATGACGGTCAGCCCAGGCAGGGCCTTACCCACATTCTCAGCATAGCACTTCACCATTGCCTCTACCAGCTCCCTGTTGGACTGCCACTCCACATCGAACTCAGGCATTGGGATGTGCTCGGTGCTGTCGTCGTACTTGGCAAGGGCGTTGCCTTGGGCAGTGAGCCAGTCCTGGGTGGCAAGGCCGTGGGCCACACCTTCGTGAAAGGCAGAGCCGCTGATAAGGTTGTAGTTCGGCGTGGAAAGGCCGCAGTGCAGGCTAGCAAAGGCTTTGCGACGACACATCTTCCAGAGGCTGGCACTGGAGGCTCCTATGAACATGGCGGCTCCTGTTGTTTGTATTCCATTTGCACAATGTTGTATGATAACAGGTTGTCGAAGTACCTGTTGACTAGCTCGATCATGCGGGCTTTGCTGATTAGATCGTGAGCATCAATAGCCCGCTTGAAGCTGTGTTCTTGCTCTTTGACTGTGGCGGCTAACTCTTGTTCTTGGGACATAGCGTTCCTTCTGATATGACCTCGAAGCGGCCTTCGGCGACGGCGGGCCGGTGACTGTTGTAGAAGTCTGCAAGATCCTTGTGCTCTAGCTGTGCTAGTGGGTCGCACTCGATAATGTCGAGTAGATGGTTGAAGCGGTCGTAGAGGGCGAAGAAGATCATTGCTCATCCTCTTCTTCAAGTGTAAAACATCCACCTTCTTGGAACAGTACTTCGCCTGATTCTAGTAGCTCGACATCAGCACTGTCTAAGCTGAACTTGCGTTGACTCTCTTTGTTCCATGGATACACTTCTTCTGCTTTGTAGTCAGGCTGGTATATGAGGACTTTCATTGTGGCAATTCTCCTATCTCAATAACAAGGCGGCGCTGGCGCTGGGCAGCGGTGAGCCAACCGGCTTCCTCGAAGGCTTCGGCCTTGGCCGTGGCTATGAGCTGGGCAATTCGCATCCTGTAGTTGTGAGGACCGCCGTGGGGGTGGTTGAGATCCAAGAGGCGGTCAGCTTCTGCTAGGTATTCGTGGGCTTGCTGGGTCATTGGTTGCTCCACGGGACCAGGCGACGTCTGAGGCACGTCGGGCAAATGTAGTAGCCACAGATGGGCCACATTGGATTGGGGTGGAAGTGAAGGCACCACCACTCGCTGATTCGATTGAAGATGGTCATGCTGTCTCCAGTGGCTTGAAGTTGTACTGGGCAAGGACGCTGCGCCGGTAGTGTCCACATGAGACAACGTCGCCACTGCGCAGTTTGTCACCACGGACCACGACAGTAGTGCCGCAATCGCAGAGACAGGTCCAGGTGCTATGGCGGTCAGGCGAGGACCCGGCACGGCGCAAGACGAACAAGAGGCCGAAGCGCAGTCCGATGAGGTTTAGGGTGTGCGGCGGGCTGTTCGTCATGGTTGCCCTTCCTCAGGCGCACTGGCTTGGGAGTCAACTGCTCGCGTGCAAATGCCAATAAATCCTCCACGGTGGAAGCGGATGTGGTCGTGGTCTGGGGGAATAGTGAAGAATTGTTTCAGGCCGCTGTGGCAAAACCAGTTGGTGAAGTGTCCTTCCTGTTGGAAGGTAAGGACAGGTGAGGTGTAGACTATCATATGGCGACTCCTTTTTGGTGGCGCTCTGTGGCACCTTGCTGAGTTGATGGTGCATCCTTGTCTGGCGAAGCAGGTCAAGGATGATCGAGGTAGTTTCAGTTTACGCTCGTTGGGGCGCTGGGTCAAGCCTTTTGTTTCCTTTTTGTTGCGCCAATCGGCTTAGCATAGCAGCGCAAGTTTGGCCAACAGGTCAGAGAGAGGCCACCTTTTGAGGGGTGGCCCCACTGCCTACCAGCCATTAGGTGCGGACAGGCTCCCGGTACTCGGCGGAGCGCGGATGCCCTCACCACCCATCACCTCACGGTGAAGTTATTTGGGTGAAGACACCCTCTGCCACTCTCTTTGTCCCAGCTGGGGAGATTTGAACTCGCAATCGCCCGTGCACAGGTGCTCTACCTGATTGAGCTACAGCTGGTGACTAGAGAGGGGCAGAGGTCCCTCAGTCGGAGGCCTGAGGGGCGCTCTTCCCGTGCGGCAAGGAGTCTTAAGCCGTTGGGGAACCGTTGCCGCTGGCCTGCTTCGCAGCAATCTGGCGAGCCAGTTCGAGCATCTCGGGGGTGGCCAGTTCTTTCAAGGCCTTCGCAGTGGCCTTAGCCTTGTCACGGCTTAGCTTGTTGGCCAACTTGGCTTCGGGTCGTGCGGCCATCGCCTTGGCATGCTCTTCACGTGCCAAAAGCTGCGCAAGCTTCTCAAGCTTCTCCTGCTCACTAAGCTGGGCCACCTTCGCTTTGGCGGCTTCTACATCAAACGTCTGTGTCATTTTGTTATCCTTTCCTTTATCTAGTGCCCATGGGGGTGGGCTAGCTTCTACAGCTTACCATCCTACTAGGATGATGTCAACACTTTTCTCTACCTACGTAACAACTTTTTCTCTCGATACGGTAGTGCCTCGCCTGAGAGTCGCCCTTTGCTAGGTCAACGATGATCGTCACCCAAGTGAACTGTTGCCGTGGGGGCAAACTGGGATTGCGACTAGAAAGATGCCGGGATGTCGCGAAGTGACGGCTGCTACCGTCTGCGTCGCCTGCTCGAAAGTGCGGAGGCGGGAGCCGTCCTCGGCCCACAACCCAAGTAGTAAGGCTCCCTTTACCAAGACTAGGTAAGTCACTTGAATCTGCCTTGGCTGAGGTCAGCTGGAAATTGGATCAATTCTACATTGTAGTAGTAGCCAATATCGCCTTTGTCCAGCCGTGTTATCAAGTTCGTTGGTAGCGCTGTCGCGCTTGTATCCACTTCCAGGATCGCGATCGTTTCCATTCCTTTGTCATACGCTAGCAGTGTCATGTCAGCCACCTCCATGCTATGTAGCCCACCACCACTGCGATGACAAGACAGACTAGGATGAAGTCGCGAAGGGGCAGCTCGGGTTCGCGGTCGTGAGGTGGTGAGTCATCGTTCCAGTTCAGCATTTTTCACCTCTACTTTCTTCTCTGTTCTCCAGTACTTCACCTAGCCCTCCCACTCCCACACTGGCGGGTGTCAGCCAGTGCAGGGTGAAGGGACTAGGCTAGGGGCTGGGCAGAGTTGGGGGCAGGTGGTTGTGGATACACCTCGGTGGGTGGCGCGGCTTTCATGTCAACTTCGCTGGGGAAGGCCGCTAGAAACAGGCCAAGGGCATGGTGTAGCTCTCGCAGCTGGCTCCAGGTGCCGTACCACGTGACGCTGGCTAGTTGGATGACTGGGTAGCTTCCCCCGTCAAGGTCGAATTGGCTGGTGTTGACTCGCAGGGCAAGTAGCTTGTCGTGTTCTGTGAACAGGTTTACTACTGTGGTGTTCATTGTTGGCTCCATTGCTCTGGACGTTGGACGCGCCACTCAGTGCCATTGGGGTGTGGTATGAATGTGCGCCTGTCCTTTGGCCTATCGGCTAGTGTGCTGAATGGCCCACACGGCTGTAGGTAGTTTAGCAGCCATAGGTCATAGCTGATATTGGGCAGTGTTTCGTAGCGACGGCTTGGTGTGTAGGTCATATTCATTCTCCCTCGCGTTGGTCGTTCGTGGCTGGCCTAGGTTCGTTGGGTGGAAGCTCTGTTGGTTCAGGCAGGGGTAGATTGGTGGGCCAACCCTCGGTGCAGTCCCACTGCTCTGTGGATTGTGTTGGGTCGTAGCCTTGGCTCACTTGACACCTTCTTGCATAACGGCGGTTGTTGCAATGCTTTCGGCATTGTCTTGTACTTCTTGTTGGCTTATTCCTTGCTCTATTGCAGCCTTTTCACGTAAAGCGCATAGAACGTCCTGCAGCGCGAGTCGAGTTAAGCCACTTGCTTTTGTCCAGTGGAGTTCGGTTAACAACCGACAATAAATCTCATAGATGGTCACTTGCGCACCTGCTCACCTGCAATAGCATGTGCACAATCGTAAGCGTGGAATGGGCGAGACGTGTCTAGTGCCCTTTGGTGTAAATCCTCCCATGCCTTTACTCTGTCTAGGTCTTCATATTGGTCAAAGACTTCGGCAGCTATCTCACGTTGTCTTGAACTCAACGCCGCGCGCATCATAGCTCTCTGTTCTGGGTCCTGATACTTGTTGTGGTCGCGCAGGGCGTCAGCCAGCGCAATAAAATGTTTCTTGGTCATGTGGTCGTTTCCTCGCTTGGGAAATAACTCCCACTGCTAGCATCCAGGTTGGGATGCCGCAGTGCGGGTTACTTCAGGCAGGCTTGCCTGAAGTTGTCGGGGTACGTGAATCTGCTGGATGCGAGGCGCACCCCGCTCACTGTAGATAGCCACTCCATCACGCCTGGAGGGGGCAATGTGGCGGTCTCTAGGATCACATAGTCCGTGTTTCCTTCGGCGGTGAGGCTCACGCCCGTGCCGCAATTTCCATCATCGTAGGACCCGGTTATAGGGTCTGCCCAATCTGTCAATGTAACTTTCATCTCAATCCTCTTCTGTCTGCTATCTACTCCCAACACCATCCTATCACAACCATCCAGAGTGTCAACAACAAAATGCATGTCAAGGTTGATTTTGTTCTCCTTCAGGGCCTGCTGTCGCTGATGTAGGCAACACCTCTAGATCCTCGTTGCCTGTTATGCGGTCGTGCCAGTCTAGGTAATGTTCGATGGACAGAGCTAGGGCGTGAGTCTTTGTGATGCCAGTGTCTACAGCGTGGTGGCTGAGGCGTTGGTAGAGATCATATGGGATGCAGACAGTCAGGCGTGTTGTGATGATCTGGTTGTCTGTATTTGTCTTCTTTGCGGTCCGATTGTGTGCTTTCATGTTTCTATTGTAAGGCTGCATTGATGCGTTGTCAAGACGTGAGGTTTAGGTGAGGTTGGGCAGGCTAAGTTATTGAGCCAGCTTAGGTTAGGTGAATAGGCATACTTGGTAGTGCAGTGCAGCACACGTCTGGAATAGGAGCTTATTTCCATACGAGCGCTACTTCCCGCTAACCTACTGACAGGGCTGGACTTAGGCTTCCAACCTTGCGGAGAAGTGCAGGGCACGTCTGGAATAAGCAGCGCAAGTCTGTAACACACTTCAAGTGTAAGCTGAGGGTTAAGTGCTTGATTCGATTGAGGATGCACGCACGGTGCACCTCACGTCTGGAAATCGACTCAGTTTGCTGTGTTAAAAGAAAAAATAGACGAGCGGGATACAAAGGAGAGACAAAAAGAGTACATAAGAATACCCTATAGGGTGTCCTCCGCGCACAGTATAGCACACCTTCGCATCTCGTTGCAAGCTTTTTCTTCCGAAGGCTAAGCCCTAGCGAATCAACCAATTAGCGTCGAATCCAGCTCCAAGGTGTCTCGAATCGCCTCAAAGTGCGACTCCCAAATGGTGCTGAACTGTGGAAACGGTGACCAGCAGCGCAAGCTGAGGCAAAGCCACTCCCGACCGCGAGTCGAAAGGCGATAGGCCTGCCAGCGTCCATCAGGCGCGCGTTCCAGGCTCAGCATTGGCCACGTCCTTTCGGCTCAACGATCCGGAACCGGACCAGCCACGAAGGCCCGAACGTGTTGCGGACCTGCTGAAGTGGCCCGTCAATGTAAGAGCCTGTCTCGGAGTTGTATCCTCCCGCCATCCAGCAATCACGCAGAACGGCTTTCCACCTGCGTCCATTAGCGGCTGCGAAGGTCTTCAGCGCTTCCAGCTGTTCGGCAGTGGGCTTGTTGTTTTCCATGTGGTGTTGTTTCATGACACCACTAGTTTATCACACTCCATGCCAATGTCAAGCACAATGTGCATGTGCATGTGGTGTTGGTGCTAGCGCTGTCGTGTCTAGGTGGCCCGCGAGCGAAGTGAGCAAGGGGGAGGCAAAAACAGCGCAGGCTTTATCGGCGGGGGTGGTTCCTCTGACATGCGCGGCTTATTCCATTCCAAACTTGCGCCACTATTAGTCCAACTTCTTCTTCCACCATATAAAAATTTCTAATATTTTGCAGCCTAGGCGGCTAGGGGGCTTGACACTGGCCCCTAGGTGGGCCATACTACAGGTGGTGTACTAGGACCAGTGAGACACTATGGGTGTTGATGCCACCGCCCCCCTTGCCCCGGCTGGGGAACCAGGGCGAAACTCAGCTGACCCGGAGCCTATTTCGCAGGCGGCTGGTGGGGCTCCGACCCTTCCATCTGAGGCGCAACACCCTTCTTTCCTCGATCCTCCCGCGGGAACCCGCGACTCCCCGCGGGAAGCTGCGGCTCCCATATATAATAAGGATACGCAAGCGGCCTACGCTCCCTGGGGGCGGGCAATGGCGGGGGAAGCAGTGCCTTCCTCTGAGCCCACTGAAATGCTTGCTGACGACGAGCTGGACCCACCCTCCACCGAGGCACCTCCCGACTTGCACCGGCTGCTGGCCTCCAGCGTCCTTCGCCTGAACCTCCTGAAGTGCGCCAGAGAGGGCCTCCCTGCCACCCAGGCCGCTGCCCGCGTGGGCTGCAACGTAGAGACGGCTCGCTACATCTACCGCGAGCCCTCTTTTAGGGAAGAAGCCCTTGGTGCTGTGAACAGGGCCTTCGCCGACCTAGACGCGGCCTTCCTGGCCGAAAAACGGTCGTGGGGCGAAGAACTGGAGCAACGTGCTTGGAAGTCCTTCGACGCCATCAACGAGCTGTTGGAAGGCGATGACCTCGCACCTTCTGTTAAGTTGCGTGCCCACGAAAAATTCCTTGACCGCATCGCTGCCTCTGCCCCTGTCCACAACGTCCGCCACGTCCCATTCGACGCCACCCAGCTTCGCCTTGCTGCCAGTGCAGCCGAGGAAATGGACAACGTAGTCCCCATCGCAGTGGGCAAAGGCCGGAGGAAAACCGGTTGAGCAACCTTATCCACCTAGCCTCCACTGGCAACGCCTCCTCTCTCATGCAGGACATTCGTGCCCGCTCCCTCTACAGTCTCTTCTACTTCTCCAAGGTCGTCCTTGGCTACCCACACATGGTACCCCACCTCCATGGCAAGCATTCTGAGTGGTTTCTTACTAACTGGGAAGAAGGCATAACCAAGCAGGGTATTGAGTTTCCTAGGGGCTTCTTCAAGACCTCCTTGTTCACAATTGGCGGCTCCATATGGTCCATTCTTCCACACAACGACGAAGATGCAGCCTATGCCATTGCCCATCTCGAAGGCATGACCGAGGAGAAGTGGTTTCGCCGCATGAAGCTGCATGATCAGGATGCACGCCAGATCCTAGCCTTCGAGACCATGGACAATGCCTCCCGTATGGTCCAGCGCATCAAGCTGCACTTCGAAGAAAACGACTTGTTTAGGGCTGCCTTCCCAGAGATAGCATACCAAGGAAAGGAGGCACCATGGAATAACATGTCGCTGCGAATACGCAGAGTGGGGTTTGCAAAACGTGAGACTGAGGGCACCTTCGACGCAATCGGGGTAGGTGGTGCCCTCCAGTCGCGGCACTATGACCGTGCATGGGAAGATGACCTTGTCGGTGAAAAAGCCCGCGACACCCGCTCCGTCATGGAAGACACCATAGGCTGGCACCAACGCCTCGCAGGAGCCTTCAATCGTGGCGTTGACCAGACTCGCTTCCTCATCAGCAACAGGTGGGGCTACATGGATCTCAACTCGCACATTCGAGAACATGAGAAAGACTGGGATTGGCACACCGTTGCTGCCATGGAACTAGACTCTGACACCGGCGAGCTTGTCTCTACCTTCCCCGAAGAATACCCAATGTCCAAGCTCCTTGCCCTCAAAGAGTCCATGACTGACATAAACTTCAACTGTCAGTACATGAACTCACCACACATGCCTGGCGAAGACGAAGTTGGCCCTAAACTGCACTTCTACACAGTGGACAGGGAGCGGGGGCGCTTGGTGTGCAGCTGTGGCGCTTCTTGGTCCCCCAGGCAGATGCTTCGCTACATGAACTATGACCCCTACCAGAGTCGCAACACCTCCGTGAGCTGCCCAGCCCTCGTCGTAACAGGCACCACCGCTGACAAGCACATCATCCTCCTCCAAACCTGGACCCACCGTGGTTCCTACGCCGAAGTCTTTGACCAAATGTGGCGTATGAACGACGCTTGGAAGCCTCACTACTTTTCCTACGAAGATGTAGGCTCCCAAAACATGACAGAAGAGTACATCCGCAAGGCCCAGTCTGAAGCCACCTTCAACGACAAATACAAAACCAAAATCGTGAACATACAAAGGGACAAGCCGGGAGGCAAAGCCATGGAGCTTCGGGTTCGTGATCACCTCTTCCCAGTGCTAAGAGGTGTCTCTGGCACATTCGCATGTCATCGCAACCACCAAGCCTTCCTCCAACAACTTCAGACCTTCCCATTCCCGCATCACGCCCACGACTACGACATCTTAGATGCGCTTGCCTACGCGGCTCGCAGGTGGCGCTTTCCACTCCCCGACGAGGCACTCCCACTTATCGAACAGGCCGACTCTGCTGCCATAGCAGCATACAGCAAACCCTATAGCCACATGGAGACTTTCACCTCATGAAATCCCTTTCCGTTCTTTTCTTCTTGGCCGCAAGCGTGGGCTGGGCTCAACAACCCATAGTTGATGTGGCTACTGGGACCCGTTGCACTGCTGTTTTCTTCCCTACAGCTGGAGCTTCTGAAGTACAGATAGATTGCGTCATCGCTACCAAGCCCGCCGTCAGTACCAAGATGGCTATCGGTGCTGGCTCCCCACTCATCGGGCTCACCTCTGGCCTAGTCCTTTCCTTCACCAACAACATTGACAGTGTCACCTTTCTACTGAAGCGGGCCAGCGCCACAGCCCAACTCAGCATCGATGTCGCCGTCAACGGCGTCGCACAACCCACCAAACTAGTAACGGTACCCTAACATGTCATTCACCAAAACTCTTCTCCTTCTCATCTTTGCAGCAGTTGGTGGTTGGGGACTTGACCTCACTCAGTATGTTAGTGCGCGTGCCATTGCCATCACTAACACTATCACTACTCCTATCTACTGCCCGCTCAAGGACGCCACCACCGTCCAAGTTTACATCCGACCAAGCTCGACAGCTCAGATCTTCACACTGACTTTCCCAGACAACACCACAGTCGAAGTACCAAGTGGCAACAACTTCACCCTTCGAATCAGTGCAGGCATGAAAGTCACCGACGTGATATTCAGTGCCCAGACAGCAACTAGTGGAGCAGTCCTTCAGGTAGTGGGGTTCAAGGAGCAAAAGTAATGTTTAACCCACGCCTCTGTGCCTTTCTCCTGCTCATCTGCACACTTACCCTGATACTAACAGGACAGAATGGTGCCCACGTCACTGGCATTGGAGCTAATGCCTCTGGTGGAGGCGGAGGTGGCGGAGTCACCGGAAGTAGTGACCTTACCCTTACCATTGCAGGTACCGACGCCATCGTTAATACTGCTCTCGTCGCTGACACTGACATGCACCAGCGCGGCCTTCCTTATCAGTGCCGGTCCACGACAGGGAATGATACCTATGTGTGCGCCCTGAACACGGCTCTGACAGCCTACACACGAGGAACTTGTCTGACTCTCGACGCAGACACAGCAAATACTGGAGCGGCTTCTGTTAATGTAGACACCTTGGGAGCCGCCACGATTCTCACTCACAGCGGAGCCACTCCTGCTAATGGTGACATCCCTGCCAACATCCCCACTAAGATCTGTCACAATGGCACGAACTTTTACATTGTGGGTGACGGTGGAGGAAGCACCTCTCCAGTGAGCAGCGTATGGCGACCGTTTGGCCCTATAACTGCAACTGGAGCGCACATAGGCACAATCGGTAGTGCTAATGCAACTATCTACATGCAGCTTCCTAATGAAGCTCCACGCTCTGCGACTACTATTAAAACTTATCTGTTTTCTTCTGGTAATGGGACTGGAAATATGTCATGGGCGGTTCTAGATACCTCTTGCAACTTGATTCAATCTACAACCACAATTCCTACTCCAGCAAATGATGCCTTAGGTACCTGGACATTCTCTCCTACTGTTACAATTCCTGCTGGTGGCTGGCTGGCCCTTACATCTGATACAGCAGCAAATAATATCTACGCTGCCTCGACTTTTGCAACTGGCGACCAGCAAGTTGCCAATGATGGGCTTGATGGCACGACTTTTCCATTTTTCACGGGTAATTCCTCAACAGGAACAACAACTCTTACATTTTCTTCAACCTGTGGAACAAGGACAACAAGAACAGCTCTTTTGCCGTATGTGATGATCCGATGAAGTTATTAATCGCAGCACTATTGACGACAACAGCCTGGGCGGGCCAGTCTCTAGTGGTGGAGACAGGCTCTGCCTTTACCTTTGTTGACCCGACTATTGCGCAAGGGCAGTCGTGGCGTGTTGAGTTTCAGCTTCATGCTCTGGCGGCTCCTGGTACTGACACTCCATTCGTGGAAGCTGCTGGAACCGGGCTGCTGATTGTCTATACTGCGGCTGGCAATATAGAGATTACCAATTACAGAGGCACGTTGAGTCCTGCTGAGCCCCTTCGCCTGTCTGTAGTGGGCAGCACCAATGTCCTAATCAGGTGCCAACGCAACCTCACATCCAGTCTTTTCACCTGCGAGAAGTGGGACTACAACGGGACTGGCTATGTTTCAGACTCAGCTACTATCGTCACTAACCCTGCCTACAGCAACTCTGGCGGCTCCATAGGCGGACTTGGCATCGACATTGGTTTCTTTCGTGTTTTCACAACCCTTGTTCCATTGAGATCCAAGCCACCGACGACAGCAGGTGGAGGTGACTGGACTGAGCTAAAGTTCGATGGCAATGGCACTGATAGCAGTGGAAACTCTCACACAGCTACTCTTTCTGGGGCAACCTATGCCAGCACTCCCAACCAAGCTCCTTTTGCCTGTATTGAGACCTTGAATGCTCCAGTGTGGATGGTCTCAGTCCCCTTCAGAGCAGGACATCTAGGGCAGCTCGATGGCACTTGCAGCTACTCCATGATTGATGCGTCTGACACAGTTACCTACTTCTGGCAGCAGCTTGACGGTCCCACAACACTGGTGTGGTCAAGTAGGACAAACTCACAGCCCACAGTAACTGGAGCAATCTTTGGCTCCTACACAATTCAACTAACAGTTACTGACACTGCTGGTACACTTGCAGTTACTCCCTTGGCAGTTGGAGCCGTAGCAACTGATTCCAATTCTGTGGTTGTGTACCCAGACGATCGGTTGTATCCAATTCTCGGTCACAGGAAGAAGTTCGGCTCCCATCCATGGGAGTGGGCTGATGAGCGGAACCTTTTCACCTTTGACATTATTGCTGATCGCTACGAAGTCAACGGAGGGACGTTCAAGTTTGAAGAATACGCCCCTGTACACAACAGTGTTGTCCCAGCCGGGACAGCTTATGTAACCAGTGGGAGCAACAAAATTTTCGGTGTTGGCACAAACTTCTGCACTTTCTTCTGTGGTGCCTCCACTTGTGCTAACTTGCAGCTAGACGGGGCCACCGAGTTGTTTGCCATGATCGACATACCTCGTGAGCATCCAGATGGCCCAACTGCTCCTCCCCTAAGGTATCCGAGGCGTCTTGCCTCATGCGAATCACAGACTGAAGTAACAATGGTCTCAGGCTACACATGGGACAAGCCGACAGTTTCTTCTCCAGGGTTTGCATGGACTGCTACAGGCTTCTGTTCTGGGGCTACCTGCGGAGACTGGACCACACCTGCTGGCGCAGGCAATGGCAATGATAACTACTACGACAACAGCTTAGCCCTGTATTCGCACTGGTATGGAAGTGGAAGTGCCAAGGCCCGCGACAGTGCTAGGTGGCTGGCTGATCAATACTCAAGAGGACAGGAAGTATACAATGGTCTTTCGCAGCCGCGCTTCTGGTCCCTTTTTGGCTCATTTATTCGGGCAACAGCAGATTCTTCATCCATCACTACGTATCCAAGCCGTTGGAGCATGCTTCGTGACTTCGTAGACTACTGCGTAGCTAACCAGTTCACACCCACTGGAACCTTTTTCGATCAACGTGAGCTTGCCTATTGCCTGTGGTACTCTGCATTGGCCGCTCGCCTCGACCCTGATAATACTGAACGGTCTTCTCATCTCACTGCCCTGACGAATGCGTGGTCCGCAAAGTTTTCCTCTACAGACAACCAGCATCCAACTGGATACTGGCGAAGCAACCAGTACTCTCCTCAATCTACAATTGTCCTTCAGATGAGCCAAGGCAGTGCCAATGTCACCCGCGCGGCTGGTGCGTCAATCCCCACAGATTTCTGTGGAACAACTGTTACTTCTACGGGCACAATCTCCATCGATACAGACAAAGTAACTGTTACAGGGTCAGGCACTACCTTTACAGGCACAACAGGCAAGATTATCTACTTGCGTGGGACCATTGACGGAGGAACGCCTTGGTCCCAAGTCTCTCGTGTTGCCTCAGTTGGGAGTGCAACAAGTATGACCTTGACACTGCCATGGCGTGGTGACCAAGGAAGCGTCACCACTCAGTGGAAGATTATCAATGAGGACAGCATCCCAGGCGGCACTGGACCGCACACCTTCTACTTCAAAAGTGGCCTCTCGGCAGAAGACTTTGGTGATCCTGACCGTGACAACTGGTACTTCTGCACAGTGACCGATGGTAATAACTTAGTCTTGGATAAACCCTACACGGGAGTGACTTCAAGTAACGCCTATCGTCGAGCGTCCTCCTACTATCCAGCAGGATACTCACAGCCCTTCATGGATGGCTTGATGGCCCAAGGACTTTACGCTGCTTACGATGCCTTTACCAATGCAGGCGATACTACGATGGCAGCCAATTACAAAACAGCCGCTGACAACACAGTGACGGCATTGTGGACCACTGGTCGTGACATCTCCAATAAAGGCTTCTTCTACTTCGTTGGCAATTCGGCCTGCAAGAACCTCTCAATCGTACCAAACGAGTGTCAACCTAGTGATCCTGCTCGTGATTATGTAGTAGAGGCTGTAGGGGCATTTGCTGAGAAGTATAGACTCTCAGGCAGCGGTACTGATCTTACACGCCTAGAAACCATCGCAACAGACCTTTTTGCATTCACAGGCTTCACATCGCCAGTGGCGGGTGATGGCACAGTTGCCACCTTACTGACAACCAGTGGCTTTCTAACAGGCTATAAGTCCAAATACTTCGGCCAAGCCTTTGGTGCTGGACGTGGCTACACTGCTGGTGGAGATTATGCAGGCGGAGTCGCACCAGCTTCCCCCGTCCTCCTCTCCATTCCCATACCATCTTGGCCTCTTCCCAAGTACAGCACTTCCGCCAAGCTACGCGCCACTGTCACAGCCCCCAACTCCACTACCACTTTAATCACTTGCACGTCCAATCCGTGCAACATTTCGCTAGACATGAGGCAGGGTAGCCACCTTCTTCAAATCTTCATCCTTACATCTTCTGACGCTGTCATTGCCACAGGCAAACCACAGAAGATAAACCTTCCACTCTAACGTCAAGTAACGTCAGGGAGAGAACTGAGCGTGACTGAAATCCTACTCCACCGAGTCTACATAGACGAGGACTTATACCTCTTCTACAGCCTCGTTGTCTATCCTTTGATGTTGCTATACTCAATGACAGAAAAGGTAATAAAGCAAGTTGGACGATTTTTTCTTCCTCTCTTTGTCACAATAAAGAGAGGAGTGTATGAGGACAACTATATACTACTGGAGCTGGTATGCGGCTGGACCTGCCTTCTGTTTGCTGTCATGCTTTGCACGAAGGCATCGTTGTTCCCACCACTACTCAACACTAGTTTTCGACCATTTTGGATCGTAGGAGCTGCCACTATGGGCGTACTTCAGCTTGTTTCTGTTGCCAGTTTGAGCCGGTCTGCCCGCACTGATGTTGCTGCCATAGTTTTTAGCGTCATAATCTCAGCCATGGGCGGCCTTCTCACCTCCAATGGCCTTACTATCCTGCACTATCTCTTTGGTCCTTTCATTGTTGTGTATTTCTTTTCCATCTTTGGAATGATGCGTGAGGGCCATGGAGAATGAAACTCTTAAGGGGACAGCCCCATGGGGCGTACTGGCGGCTGTTCTATCTGCCTTTTTTGTCTTCATCAACAGGTGGTATGGGAAGAGAATCGAAGGAGACGTGGCCAGTGCAAAGCAAGTTGGCACGGAGCGGCTTGAATACATTGAGCAGCTCAAAGAGATCAGAACAGAGCGCAAGGACGAGATCACTCGGCTCTACACACGTATTAGGGAATTGGAGACTCGTGTCAACGAAGTCTGGGAGTTGTATACCAAGTCCGAAATGGCCCGACTCCCACTCATTCGCACTGTCGCTGAACAGGAAGAGCGAATTGCAAACCTAGTAGTGCAAGTTGAAGAGCTGAAGAAGGGCGCGAAACGAGGTGAAGCATGAAAAAGTGGCTAAAAATTGCTGGGTTGAGCATGGGCATAGTGGCAGGAGGAGAGGTAGCAGAGATGATAGAGCACGGCAAGTTACCAGTTCCACTTCCTCCCATCGTGGCCCGAGCCGCTTCTGCTGGACTTCTCGTCGGCGTGGCTGCCCTTAAGGTGCAACGAGACAAGGACAAACGTGAGATTGAATCACTTCGTAACGTCGTCACCATTCTGCATGAAGAGGTGAAGACAACCAGAGACGATAACCTTTCACAATAGGAGAAAGAAATGGAAAAATTCATGATCATTGCCCGCATCTTGGCAGTCCTGCCAGGACTTATCAGAATGGCCGACGAAGCCATTCCTGGACCACAGCGTGGGCTTGAGAAGTTGGCCCTCGTCATAGAGTGGATCTTGGAACTAGTGCCAGAGGCTAGCCGATTCGAGGCTATCATCAAGCGCCTTATTGCCATCTTCATCAGCGGGCAGAAGGCTGCTGCGACAACCGCACCTCCACAGTAGGAGATACAGAGTGGCGAGCAAAAAATCAGCATTAACTCCAATCACTCAGCCCGACAGCAAGTGGGTTCAACCGCTGTGCGACGAGCGTGGTGCTCAGTGGGTTGTAATGGCTGACGCAGACGGCAATCCAATAACAACGTTTGCTGGTGGCGGAGGAGACGGAGCCATAGTTGACGGAGTTAGTTCCTCAATAAAGGCCACTGTCCATGACTATACCAACAGCAATCCACTTGCCGTCACGCTGAAAGATACAAATGGAGATGCTGTATCTATTGGAGGGGGAACTCAATACACCGAAGATTCAGTAGCTGTAGCTAATCCGGTTGGCACAGCACTAGCGGCCCGCCGTCGTGACACGTTGGCAGGTGAGACAAGTGCTGATGGAGACGTAGTCATCGTAAACGCCACCGACAAAGGCGAATTGTATGTAAAACATGTAGACACCGTGCTAGTCAGTGCGACACAACTACCTAACGCACTGACTGGCGGAAATTTGTCAGTCCACGTTGCCTCAGTCGGCACCGTCCAACCAGTTAGCGACAACGGAGCTTCGCTGACTATTGATGGAACTGTTGCTGCGACACAGTCTGGTATTTGGAATGTAGTCGCAGATGGGGCTATTCTTGATGGTGTGTCATCTTCCATCAAGGCTACTGTTCTAGACTATGCAAATAGCAACCCGCTTGCCGTTCGCCTAACTGATACTAGTGGCGATTACGTTGGAGCAGGTGGAGGTACTCAGTACACCGAAGATGGAGCTTCAGCCGCCGATCCAACTGGAACCCAACTTATTGCTCGTCGCCGAGACACGCCTGCATCAGAAACTACTACCGATGGCGACAATACTGCACTCAACTGCACCGCTAAGGGTGAGCTATACGTTAAGCAAATTGACACACAGCCCATTAGCGCCACAGCTCTCCCACTACCAACTGGCGCAGCTTCTTCTACTAACCAAACCACCATAATAGGTCATCTTGATGGCGTCGAAGGATTACTCACAACCATTGACGCAGATACAGGAGCATTGGCTGGTTGTGTAGGTGGTACTGAGTTACAGGTTGACATTGTTGGTGCACTTCCTGCCGGAACGAACAACATAGGCGACGTTGACATTCTGTCTCTTCCTAACGAAGGGCAGCAGTCGATGGCTAATAGTATAAGTGTTGCTGTAGCTAGTGACCAATCTGCAATACCTGTGAGTGGAAATGTTGCCCACGACGCTATCGATAGTGGAAATCCACATAAGATAGGCTACAAAGCTATCGCCCATGGTGCCAATCCTACCGCAGTTGCAGCCGCCGACCGAACAGACGCCTACAGCAACAGACACGGAATCCCATTTGTCCTTGGAGGTCACCCTAACGTCATCACCCTCGAAGCTGCTTACACAGGTGCACAAACTGACACAGCCATTGTCAGCGTTGCTGGTGGAGCAAAGATCATTGTTACTCAGATTCAAATGACTGCTGACAATGCCAACACAGTTGATGTTGGATTCAGGGTGGGCTTTGGTGCTACTAACACTCCCACAACTACAGGAGTTGTCCTTACTCATCCTGGCGTCGCCCCCGGAAGTGGTATAAGTAGAGGAGATGGGTCAGGAATTTTAGGTGTTGGTGGTGATGGAGAAGATTTGAGAGTCACGTCTGAAGTTCCAACAACCGGAAGCATTAGAATTTTAGTCACATATTTCACAATAGAAAGCTAAAACATAGCGGCTACCGATGGCACTAAACATCACTTATCGTGCATCAATATACAGCACAACTGCCGCTACATCTTATGCCACAACTAGCACCTACACGCCAGCAGCTAACTCGTTACTAATTGCGTTTGTAGTTGGATGTTCTACTTCGGTTGTAGATCCTAACGGTGCAACACCGTTCAGTGGACATGGCGCGTCATGGACTAAGCTAACACTATCTGCCAATGGTATCAGCACGACTCATGCCTTGTCAGTATGGGTAGCAAGTGCTGGGGCATCGCCATCAAGTGCTGCATGCACGGCAGCTTGGGGGACGAGTCGCACAGGTGGGGTAGTAATAGAGTTCGAGGTAATGGGATGGAATGGTGCTTCGGCAGCAGCAGCAATTATCCAGAATCCAACAAACACCGGTACTGCTACTAGTGGTAGTGTGACGCTTAATAGTGCAGCGAAACAGCAGAATAGGCCGCTTTCATTTTTTGTACACTTGGCGAATGAAGCTACGACGTTTCGTGCCAATTGGACAGAGACGGCTGGAGCAGATGGTAATTTCACTAGCCCAGCAACAGGAGCAGAGGCACAGTTTCGCTTGGATACATTTGAAACCACAGCATCTGCCACTTGGACTACAAGTTCAGCATGGCGTGGAGTGGCACTCGAAGTATCCGCACTCCTTGTGTCAACAACGCTTAAAGACATGGTTGGTGGAGATATAATCGCAGTTAGGAGATAATATGGTTGCCAAGCTCTTTTGGTTTATCACTCTGCACCTCTGCAAAGCGCAACTTGCAGAGCTAAGCGCCAAGTCCTATGAGTTGGGACTACAGGATGGAGTTAACTCGGCTTTGGTTAGCGACGAAAGTGTCGTCATTCCGGCCGAGACTTGGAGCGATATGAGCCGCTTGAAAGCGCAATTCACAAGCAGTATACTGCCGCTTGTGTGGATTGGGGAGAAGTAGCGGTGGCAACTAAGAAACAACAACTGGACGGCCTCAAGCTTATCTGTCCCATTGCAGTGGAGCAGGAGCATCTGACTGGCCTTCCAGCTGAAATGATGGTGGCACAGTGGGCAGTTGAGTCTGATTGGGGTATCAGTCCAGTAGGCTTTGCTAATTACTTTGGTATCAAGTTCGTGCGGGGTTGGCACAAGTACAGCACTCTCCGTCCTACCACCGAATACTTCACTGCTGCCCAGTACTTTGCATGGCGGGCTAAGTTTCCAGGAAGGCAGTCCGAAGTTCTGGAACGAGTTGGTGTGGACAGACTAAAGGTTCGAATCCAAGAAGAATTTGCTGAGTACACTTCACTCTTCGACTCTGCACAAGACTATGCCACTCTGATCACGAAAGGCTTTAGCACAGGGTGGCCTTACATGAAACCTTGGTTGGCATTTGTGGCAAGACAACGTGCTGATGTGGACACGTTGATAATGGAGGTTTGCAAAATCTATGCGACGAGTGCTTATGGAAAGTTGGCCGTCGAGATTAGCAAGCAAGCCAATGTCAGGGGCTGGTGCAAGGAAGCAAGAAAGGCAAGGAAGGAAACTCTTGTTTAGGTTACAAAATATGATACGATTAGTTATCGTTGCAACTGTGGTCGGGTTGGCGCTTTGGGTGTTGGCGGCTCGCGGCCAAAGTCAAGAGAAGCCGCTAGGTGACGCCGATCGGGTTCGGCTCCTGCAAGCCAAAGTAGCTTGGCTCGAAGAAGCCAACCGGGCTCTGAACGCGCGGGTAGCTTATTTTGAGGGCCTTGAGCGACTTGCGAAGCTTAAAGGAGCGTTCGATACGGAGGCTCAAGCCGTCCAAGCTAGCTACCCTGGCAGCGTCGTAGACCTTGTCAAGTTGACCGTCACCGAGGCCCCAAAGCCTCCTGAGGAGAAGAAACAAAATGCGAGCACTCCTGCTCCTACTCCTGCTCAGTAGTTCTCTTCGAGCAGTTACCGTTAGCGGCACTGTCAACACTGCCCTTGGTACTCCTGCTACTGGCGACGTTGTCATAGAATGGCCAACCTTCACTAGTGGTTCAACCCACATCCAGGCAGGGAGCACTGTCATTCGCTTAGTCAATGGCGCACTCAGCGTTAGCCTCTATCCTCTCAACTACTACACTGTCACCTATCGCCTTACTTTGGCAGCGCCTACCAAAGTAGCGTGGGTGGTGCCTTCAAGTCCAAGTACCGTTACCATTCTAGATGTGCAGCAGGCTTTGCCTGGGGGTGGGGGTGGGGG